CCTCCCCTACTTTCAGCTACCCAGAGGAGCCGGACATCGGCGGGCAGAGCTGCCATTTCGGAGTGAAGTCGGCCAGCGTCACTGTCACGCAGACGGCCCCGGCGAACCTCATGGACGCGAAAATCAAACTCACCCTCCCTGCCAGGACGGATGTACGGCTGAATGACAGGATCGTGGACTGCAAGACCGGGCTGGAATACACAGCGGAGCAGCCCGTCGATGTGCGCAGCCACCACATTTTCGTCTATGTCAAGAAGGTTGGAGAGGAGCGACACCTGTAATGGCCTCGGTCGAGTTTGATATGAGCGAATACAGGGCGTTCTTTGAGAGGCTGGAGCGGGCCGCCAAGGGAGATTTCCGCAAGGAGATGGAGTTGTACCTTGAAGGGGTAGGCTTCGACTTTCTGCGGGTCGTCCAGGACGAGATCGTGCGGCGGCGGGTCATGGACAGCAGGCTTCTCCTTGCCAGCTTCGAGAGGGGCAACGACGGGAATGTGTGGGAGTTGACCGACGGTGGCCTAACGTTGGAGATCGGGACAAACCTGAATTACGCAGGGTACGTGAACGACGGCCATTGGACAAACACCAAGGGCGTAGAACGCCGCTGGGTCCCTGGCTATTGGCAGGGGCACCGCTTCATCTACGACCCAGCCGCAAAGACAGGGATGCTGCTGAAACAGCATTGGGTGGAAGGGGCGCACTATTTCGAGAGCGCCCTCCGAATATACGAAAAAATATTCTATGAGAGCGCAGAGGCCAAACTCCAGGACTGGCTCGACAAATACTTTGGCGGATAAGGAGGTGGGGATTTGCTTGAGCAGGAAATGGCAAGCATCATCAGGTATGTTCTCGACAATGCCGGAGGGCCAGCCCCGTATTATTGGAATGTGCCTCAACACTTTTCCGTTCCGGCGGCCTACTTCCCTCCCCCGGAGTTGACCACAGGGGGCGAGACGTTTCTTACCTACTGGACCGATTTTGCGTGGTACATCAAACTATTCCACCGGACCGGACAGGGGGCTTACTCCGCCGGCAACGCCGTCGTGCAAGCGATACGGGCGGCACGAAACCTTATACCGCTCATTGAGCAGGACGGTACGGTGATTGCTGGGGAGTGGGTGCGGGTGAAAGACCCAAAGCTGAAAGTGCTGGATGATGGGGCGGCCCAGCTCACAATAGGCTGGCGGAGCCGCAGGCCCTATAACGACACGATGGAGGCTGTAGTGCCTGCACAGACATTCAGCCTCGATGTGTTTATGAAATCGGGCAAGACGATTTCTGACGCATACGCAGAGGCGCTGGAGCGTTATGCTATCCCAACACAGGATACCGGCAGGCAGCCGGAGTAAGGAGGATTACGACATGGTAAGCAAACCCAAAGAGGCGGAGACCCCGGCCAGTGCCGGAACTTCCGCGGCGAAGTACACACTGGAGAGGCTGCGGCAGAATTGCCGTAGCCTTTTCGACATCTCGACCAGCACCTTCGACGGGGCGACCTACGGCATGACGGGCAAGTACACCGTCGAAGAGCTGCGGGCGCACATCGAAAACTGGAAGAAGAAGGGAGTGAAGTAAGATGGCCGGAGGCAGGTTCGACAAATCGGTTGGCAAGGTCCGTCCGGGGACCTACATCAATTTCGAGAGCGGCAGGAACCCCGGCATCATCAGCGCGGGGGCCAGAGGCACGGTCATTGTGCCTCTGGCAAAGGCATCCTATGGACCGGCAAAGCGGTTCATCCGGCTGACAAACGCAAGCCCGGATGCGGAGGCCGCGACGCTTGGGTACAGCATCTACGACAACGACCTCAACCGCCAGATGCTCCTTATCCGGGAGGCGTTCAAGCGGGCCGTCACCGTCTATATCTACATCCTCACAGAAGGGGAAAAGGCAACGGCAGAGATCAGTATGAGCATTCCTGCGGAGGGGGACAGCGCGGCGGCCACAAACATCCTCACCGCCACGGCAAAGCATGGCGGCAGCCGCGGGAACGCCTTTACCGTTACGCTGGACGCCAACCCGCTGGGCGGCTTTGATGTCATTATCCACCTGGCCGGGGGAAAAATCACAGAGTACGAGGGGCTGAACACCGTGGAGGAGCTTATCGCTCTGGACAACCCCTATGTCACCTTCACCGGCACCGGAAAGCTGGGCGAGGCAGCGGGCAAAAATCTTGCTGGCGGCAGTGACGCAGAAGCCACCAATACGGACATCACAGCGTTCATCGACGCCTGGGAGACTGTCAAATTCCATACCGTCTGTTTCCCCTTCAACGGCGAGGGGGCGCAGAACATCAAGCAGGCGGCGCTCACCAAGATCAAGTATATGCGGGAAAGCATGGGAAAGGGCGTGCAGGTCGTCATGCCGGACGCGGGTGGTATGGACTACGAGGGGGTCATCAATGTTACCAACAGCGTTTCTCTTGATGGTGATGACCTGACCCATGCCGAGGCCTGTGCGTGGGTGGCTGGAGCAACAGCTGGAGCCACCAACACTGAAAGCCTCACCTCCAAGCAGTACGATGGGGCCACTGCGGTTGTAGACCCCAAGAGCAACGAGGAGGCCATCGCAGCCATCAATGCGGGCGAGTTTTTCTTCTCCGTCAACGAGGACAGGGAGATCGTTGTCGAGTACGACATCAACAGCCTCACCACGTTTGCGGACAAGAAAGACAAAAGCTACCGCAAGAACCGGGTTATCCGGGTGTACGATACGTTCCAGGAGGCTGTGCAACTCAACTTTCCGCCCAACAAGTTCAACAACAACGCGAGGGGCTGGGACATTATGGAGGGGATCGGCAAAACCATCCTCCGCCTGTTTGAGGATGCAGAGGCTATTACAAACGTGTCCTACGACGAAGACTTTCTCGTGGACCGGGAGAGCAGCATGGACGACGAAACCCACTTCAATGTAGGGCTGCAGGCCGTAGACAGCGCCGAAAAGCTGTATTTCACCATTACCACAAGATAAGGGGGGTTGAATTATGGAACACAATCACGCGCCTATTTCGCTCCGCGAGGGCCATGTCTTCCTGGACGGGGTAGAGATCGCAGACAGCATCAAGTGCGAGATCAAAATGACCCCGGACGTTTGGTCGGGGCGGCAGCTCGGCGAGCTTACCCCCAGCAGCCGGTGGCTGGGCTATTCCATCACCGGAACCATCACTCGGCGGCGCTCCTCCAAGTGGCTGGAGGAGAAGATCAAGGAGTACCAGCAGAGCCACGAGACCCCGGAAATGACCATCCAGGGTATCATGGAGGACAAGAACAGCGACTACTACAAGCAGTTCGGCACCAACACCGTGACTTGTGTCGGCTGTGTCCTCACCGGGGACCTGCCCCTCACCATGCTTGACAGTGGCGGTAATGTGGTGGAGGATGCAATCTCCTTCAACGCCAAGGACATTCTGTAAGACCAGACAAAGCGGCCCTCTTCTATTGGCGAGGGCCGCTGTATAATTGAAAGGAGCATTTGTTATGGCTGACAGCAAGAAAAACCTCAAATATTTTATGCGGAGCCTGGAGCCGGAGGTCGTGACTGCGCCGGGGCTGGACAGCTTCCGGGGCGAGGACGGCAAGCCCATCCCCTTCGAGGTCAGGGTCCTCTCCCAGGAGCGGATCAACCAAATCAATGAGGCCTACCGCAAACGCAGCATGGCGACCGATAAAAAGGGCAACCCTCTTATTGCTATGGGAGAGATCGTGTGGAAGACCGAGAAGGACAGCGCCAGAGCCTCCCGGCACCTTATTGTGGAGGCGCTGAAATTCCCGGACCTTGCTGACCCGGAGTTGATGGCCTACTATGGCTGTGTGGATGTCACGGATATGCCGCTCAAGGTGTTTTGCCGGGCGGACGAGTACCAGTATGTTTCCAAAATCGTCATGCAGGCCCTGGGGCTTGCAAGCGCGGTCAACGACGAGGAGGAGCTTGAGGCGGCAAAAAACTCGTAACCTCCCCAGGGACCGACGGATATTGGGCCAGCGTCTTGTGGCAAAGGCATAACCTCCGAATGGAGGACTTTTACCATATGCCAAGAGAAATGCAACTCCTTTACATCGCGTCGGAACTTGTGGAGGACGAGAGGCCGGTGCGACACGACACACTCCGTGCAAGGGCAAAGTAAAAGGAGCAGCCGCACAACACAGGCCGTGCGGCTGCTCCTTTTACCCTTCGGCATCGTAATTGGTATCAAGTACCCAAATGCGCTTTAAGGGAATCTCCTGTTTGATATCGTCATCCAGGCGGTCGTAATTTTCCAAAAACTCATTCAGAATATCAATGCGAGACCAAAGACGGACCTTAAAAAACTGCGTGGGGATGTCCCGGATTATTGAACTGCGAAAACCACCCCAGGAAACCAGTAGGCCGTATTCTGCTCCAACATGAGCCATCGTACCAACAAGCTGATCCAAAACCACGCGCTCGATTGCGTCTTCGGTGGATTTCACCTGCACACAGATTTTTGGGGAGGTAAACCCAAGGCTGCCGGAGGAGGCCAAAAGGTCCACACCGTGGTCGGCCCCTTTTGGGCTCCGAAAAACAGTGAAGCCCTTTGCCTTTAGGATGGCTTCAATGAGGCGGGCGAGACCGTGCCCCTTATAATTCTGGATAATATAGTCCGAAATTGTGTCAAGAGACAAAAGTGCCAAATCGGGGGGGGGGGGGAAAAATGTTTGTGCAATCTGCCCTACTTAAAAAAGACGAAACTGTCTGCCTCACGCGCCCTTCCTGTTGAATTTTACAAATCGTCATAAGCGCACCAAAGGATGATTGAATGTCCTGGTCAAATTGTTCACGGTGCATCTTCGCAAACCATTTTACAGTGCGAGAATGCCGGTAGGCTCCTTCTGCATTTTCGTCAAAAGCGTAGTCGCCGAGAATTTCCGCAATATGCAACAGGCCGGGCGAGGTTTTAGACGGAGTGATGACCCAATCCCCTGCCTCCATTTTGTTGCAGAATGTGTTTCCCTGTCCAGCAAAATTTGAAGCAGAATTTCTCTTTAGGGATGGGATCACCCGCAGGAAATATTCCTGTAAATCCCGCAGGGAACCAAAAGAGGAGAGCGGGAGCGACACCTCCTCAAATGTGTAGTAGATTTTATTATCTTCAAAGAAACGGGCCTCATGCTCACCGATCCTACCTGCACGACACAGCCAAACAGCCACAAAACCACCCCTTTGGGCCTAATTATAGCAGGAACAAAGAAAAAAGAAAGCGGTTGCCGCAATAAGGGACAAAAGATACTTAAACACGAAAACAGCGTCCCATTCCGGGGCGATTCTACATAAACACCTCGCAGAGGGGGGGAGAAAAGATATGCCGAACATGACCGCAAAATTTAGCGCAGAGGATAGGATCAGCGCCAGTATCGAAAAAATCGCACGAGCAGGATTGTCGATGACCGACCAGCTTGAACGGGCCGGAGATGCCGCAAGCATGACCTTTGATGAAATGGTGGGTGGGGCCAGTTCTGCGGTATCAAGCGTAGATGGGGTGGCGACATCCATAGATGACTTTGCGGACGCAGCAGAAAAAGCGGCTACCTCCTCCTCTTCTCTTGCGGACAGTTACGAGGACTATTCCGCCACTGTAGACGGATTATCGAAGGCAGCCGAAAGGGCGACAGATGCAAATGAAGAGCTTGGAAAAAGCACCGAAGAGGCGGCCAGAAAATCGGAAGAAAGCAGCGAACGGGGAGAAAGGGCAGCGGAAACGCTTTCCAAGGCCCTTGCGGCGGCGGGCATCGTAGCTGCCGTGACGAAAATCGCCAACAGTTTCCTCGACGCCTCGGCTGCGGCCGCAAACTTTGAGACCGCAGCCATGAAAATATCCACCGTGGCAGACCTGTCCCAAAACTCCCTGCCAGAGATGACAGCAGACATTATGAAGCTATCCAAGGCAACGGGGATTGGGGTGAACAGCCTTTCGGAGGCGACCTATCAAGCGATTTCTGCAAGCGTAAACACGGCGGAGGCGGTAAACTTCACGGCTACTGCGACCAAGCTGGCAGCGGGCGGATTTACCACTTCCGCAACATCCGTGGATGTGCTGACGACCGCTCTAAACGCATACAAACTCGAAGCGGACCAGGCGACGAACATTTCCGATATGCTGATTACGACACAGAACCTCGGCAAGACCAGTGTTGACCAGCTGGCGTCTTCGGTAGGCAAGGTCATCCCCCTTGCCTCTGCCTACGGGGTCCAGATGGACAACCTGTCGGCGGCCTACGCCGAGCTCACCAAGGGTGGTATTGCAACAGCGGAGGCTGGTACATACCTCAAGGCCATGCTCACAGAGCTTGGAAAAAGCAGCAGCACGGTAAGCACTGTTCTTAAAGAGCAGACCGGGGCATCGTTCGCACAGCTCATGGAGCGGGGATATTCTCTTGGGGATGTCCTTGCGGTGCTGGGGGACAGTGTAAACGGCAACGCCGGGGCGTTCAACGAGCTTTGGAGTAGTTCGGAGGCCGGGGTCGGTGCTCTGTCGCTCTACAACGCAGGGGCAGAGCAATTCAATATGACCCTTGATGCCATGCAAAACTCGGTTGGCGCGACAGAATCTGCCTACAACACCATGACCGACACGACCGCCCACGCGCAGGAGGAGCTTACAAACTCGGCGGCAAACCTGCAAATCGCCATTGGGCAGCAAGTAAACCCGCTCGTTGAAAAACTCTATGGCCTTGGGACGAATGTCCTCAACTTCATGTCGGACTTCGTGCAAGAACACCCCCTCGTCGCCAAGGCGATTACGGCAACCGCAGTCGGCCTTGGCGTGACCGCAGTGGCCCTGGTCGGCGTTACGGTGGCAACATCCGGGGCGATCCCGGCCATTGTCGCTTTTGGGGTATCCCTCAATCTTGCCCTTGGCCCGATTGGCTGGGTTGCCTTGGGCATCACGGCGCTCTCCGCTGCAACCGCTGCTTTTATCGCCATGAGCGAGGATAGCCAGGACGAAACAAAGGGGATGACAGCGGTCACCCGGCAGCAATATTACGAGTTGCAGGACCTCAACGCAGAGTACGAAAAAGCCTGCGAGCAGTATGGGGAAACCTCGGAAGAGGCGCTGCGGCTCAAATACCAGGTAGAGGACCTGTCGGCGGCCTTTGAGGCAAATAGGCAGACCGTAGAGGAATTTTGCGCCGAGGTGGATGCGCTGTGCGATAGTGCAGCAAAAATCTCCGCCGCCTTTGAAAGTACCTTGGGTGAAATCCATACTCAAGAGGTCGGGGCACTGGCCCTTATCCAGAAATACGAAGACCTGTCTATGCAGGCCAACCTCACCGCTGCCCAGGAGATGCAGCTTGAAGCGGTCACGAAAAAACTATCCCAGTCCTACCCGGAGCTGGCGGCGCAAATGGAGGGCGCTGCCCTTAGCACCGAGGATTATGTCGCCGCCATGAAACGGGCCTGCGAACAGGAGGCGGAAGAGCAGCGCCAGCAGCAGGCGCGGGAGAACTATGTGGAGGCTCTGCAAAAGCAGGCGGAGCTGGAGGAAGAAATCGCCAAAGCTACGGAAAACGTGCGGCTCGAACAGGAGCAAATGACCAGCTGGAGCAGCGCCGCCGACCTTATGGCCTACAAGGACGCCCTGGAACAGCTGCAGGCGGCGGAAGCGAAAAACAACGCCCTTATTGCCGAGATCGAGCAAGGGTGGGCCGATGTGGCGGAGGCGGAGGCAAAGGCCGCAGAGGGGCCTGTCGCTTACCAGGAGGCAGTGTCGCTGGCCTACGATGGCGATAGGGCAA